ATGGCTATACCAGCGTATTTATGGCTAAAAGATGACGGCGGCGCAAATATTAAAGGGTCTGTAGATATTAAGGATCGTGAAGGCAGTATTGAAATACTGGCATTTGGTCATGGTTTGCATTTACCCACAGACAATAACACGGGCAAAATCACCGGGACGCGAGTACACAGCCCACTCAGCTTTCAGAAAGAGTTCGATTCCGCCAGTCCATACATCTACAAAGCGATAGCAAAAGGCCAGACATTAAAAAGCGCAGAATTTAAGTGGTACCGGATAAATGATGCCGGGGTGGAAGTCGAATACTTCAACATGCTGTTAGAAAACGTCAAAGTAGTCAGTTCCGCCCCTCATATGCTTGACATCAAAAACCCGATGACAGAAAAGCACAATCATTTAGAAAATGTATCTTTGCGATACGAGAAAATCACATGGGAATATTGTGATGGCAATGTACAGTTCTCTGACGCCTGGAATGACAGATGATTCAATGTACGTTTCATCTGAACGGCGGCCAGTTATCAACGCTGAGCTGCCCGGGGATTGGTTTTTTTCCTGCTTACTCAGGTAATAAAGGATGGCACAGAAACAATCCCGATTCTGTTGCGAAACCCAAGAGAGGCCCGCTTCCTCCAGGTAAATACTACATCGTAGCCAGACCGACGGGGGGATTACTTTCCCGTTGGGATGATGCAATAAAAGGACTAAGAAGCGGATCGGATCGTGACCTTTGGTTTGCTTTATACCGGCAGGATAGACTTCTTGATGACAAAACCTTCATTAATGAAGTTGAAAGAGGCCTCTTTCGTTTGCATCCTGCTGGCCATTCCGGAAACAGCGATGGCTGCATTACGCTACCAAACCATGCAGATTATCAGGTACTGATGTTCGCTTTGTATCGTTCCCCCGCAATGATGCTCACCGCGCAACTAAAAGCCTTTGGAACAATACAGGTGTATTGATGAAACCCATTACTCATGTATGGATATGGCTTACGGAACTATTCATCGTTTCAGTCATTTATAGCGTTATTTGTTTCTTCATGCCAGATGAAGCAATTTTTAATTGGTATGAAGAAAAGTACGGCTTTGTTATCGAAACCAAATGGTACAACTGGTACACCTTAATCCTGTACATCGCCTCGATCGCATTGACTTCAGGTTTGATATGGCTGACAGCATATTTGTTCAGGAAAAGACGTGCAGTGGATATTTTGAAGTGAAGCAAATGTAATAAAAAAATCGCCTTACGGGGCGGTTTCACGACACTGCTTATTGCTTTGATTATTCTTTGCTTTCCCATGGTAGCCGGAGTGGGACTTGAACCCACACAGCGCGAACGCCGAGGGATTTTAAAAACTATTAGAGAGTCTTACAAATCATAACTTTATGATAAATAAGACTCTCTTTACTGGTAATCGCTGGTGATCACAGGTTATGGCTGCACTTCTGCTGCCACTATTTAAAGAGCCAAATCAAGCTGATCCCTTCCATAGTGCGAAGCAGGAAACGCATCGCGGGGGATGAAGTCTGGCGGTAACGATGCAGTACCTGCACGTTTAGTTACTTCCCTTTCGACGCTGTTAAGCGTGGTGAATGACCGGCTACATTCCAGATTCTGACACTGGTGATATTGCCGGATTGTCATATCGGTTATTTTACGGCTGGTACGGGTGCGGGCCATAGCGCCGCAAAATGGACATCTGAACATAATGATGGCTCCCCTGTGGGAGTTGAACTCAATTTCATTTTATTCAGTTTCCGCTATCCAGTCAGGTATTTTCGCTTCCAGCTCCAGCTGGGTGGTAAAACCGCTGTCGTCTATGACGTGCTCAGCACGTGCAATAATCCAGTCCTGATTATCTATTTCATCCTTAAAACCGCTAACCGTAACGTGCATTTCGGGATAAAGCTCAGCCCGGCCACGCGCCAGGGTGATCGAAAACTCTGCCGCACCACGCTGAAGCTGTTGCCACTTTGCCGCCGCTGCACGTTTTGCTGCTTCTTCATTCTGGTAGGTCTTGCGCAGCACATAGACGTTACCGTCTGCGCCCTCCATGTAGTCACCCTCACGGCTGCTGCTCTTCTCTTTTTTGGGCTTTGCAGGCTTGCGACGCTTAACGCTGACCTTTTTCTTTTTGCCAAAATTGAGATCCAGCCAGTAAGCCCTGACGCCGGTATACGCATCCCGATCGGCAATACGAAAGCGGTGACGGTCTCCACTCGTGCGGTCAATGCTGGCAGAGGGTATTGCCTTTCCGTCAGCGGTTACACCGCCGCCCGGCAGAATAAACAGCAGACTGCCGTTCTTGACGGTGGCAATTGCGCCCAGCATGTCCGCCATGCGGGTAAGGAATGACATATCGCTTTCCTGCGTCTGATCAGCGTGGTCAATCTCAATATCCATGAGCATTTCACTGATCTGCGCCTTCAGTCCGTAGCGGTGCGCTATTGCCGACACAACGCGCTCAACGGTCACGTCATGCCATGAGACTTCGCGCTTTACGTTGAACTCTTCACGAAAATCAGCGCTGCGGGCAGTAATACCAATGATATCACCCGGCCCTTCATGGGATACCTCATCAACCGTGTACAGTCCCTTGTAAATCAGCGGCTCACCCAGCCAGCCAATTGATACCGCAAGCTCAGCGCCACGCGGAGGCAGAGCAACCATACCGTCACTATCATCAACAGAAATGGAAAGCTGATCGGCATCAAAACCCCGGTTGTCCGTCAGTGACAACGACATGATCCGCTCGTCAAGCTGCGTCCGTACCTTACCGCCCATCGTTATGCTGAATCCCGGACTTTTTACCGCCTCGGTCAGTGAATCGTTATAACTGCTGATAGCGTCGTTAAGTGATTTTTTCAGGTCTGTAAGTGCCATGCTTTCCCCCTTCTTCCGGCGAAGGATCCCACGCGCGCGGGAGAGACCAAATCGGTTTTTGTTGTCGCCGTCCGGCCAGACCCGCAATAGCGTGAGTAGCGTTCAGACATGAGGGATTATCACTGCGAACTCAATAACGTAATGGTGGCTAACATGTCAGAGACACGTTTCCACGGTGTACGCGTCCGGGAGAATACCGACCTGGTGACGGCCATCAATGACATTGAATCAAGTGTCATTGGGGTCGTTGCCGTGGCGGATGATGCCGACGCGGAAACCTTTCCCCTGAATACCCCCGTGTTGCTGACGCGGGTTAACAACGTGCTGGATAAGGCGGGTAAAACCGGCTCCCTGTACAAAACGCTTAAAACCATCGCTGACCAGACCAGTCCGAAGGTTATCGTTATGCGCGTGGCAGCAGCCACGGAAGAGGAAGGCAGTAAAACGCAGTCGCAGCTCATCATGGGTAGCACGGCAGAAGACGGCAGCTATACCGGCATGTACGCGTTTCTGACTGCCGAGCAGAAGGTTGGTTATCGTCCGCGCATTCTGGCCGTGCCGGGCTACGACACGGAAGAAGTGACCTCCGCGCTGTGCGTCATTGCACAAAACCTGCGCGCGTTTGTTTACGCCAGTTGCTATGGATGCAAAACGATGGCTGAAGCCACCGCATATCGTGCGACCTTCGCCTATCGCGAGCTAATGCTTATCTGGCCTGATTTCATCGCATACAACCCGCAGACAGGAGAAAACGAAACCTTCCCTGCCCCGGCCTATGCCTGCGGCCTTCGCGCGCTGATTGACAACAATCAGGGCTGGCACAAATCGCTTTCCAATGTGTCGGTAAGCAACGTGCTGGGTATTTCGCAGGATGTCTTCTGGTCGCTTCAGGCCGAAGACAGCGACGCGAACGAACTGAACAACAAGGAGATCACGACGCTCATCAAGCGTAACGGATTCCGGTTCTGGGGCAACCGCGTTACGGACACCAAAGATTATATCTTTGAGGTTTATACCCGAACGGCACAGATTCTGGCTGACAGTATCGCTGAGGCGCAATTTGAATCAGTGGACGAACCGCTAACCCCGGCCAACGTCAAGGACGTGGTCAGCGGCGGGTTTGCTATGGAGTTCTGATGAAGAAGCGCAACTACAAAAACAAACACACTGCCAGCAGCGGCAGTGCCGGACAGCGTGATATCTCTGACGCGCTCAGAAGCGATCCGGCGCTCAGCGCCTTCACATTTGACGGGCCATATTCAGTAACAGACGGCTATGATCTGCTGGACAGCATGTGCTGCGTCGATAATGGACGGTACTACGAAACACCAATAGACTGGAAGGGGTTAACTCGTGCGTTCGCACAATCCCCGCTGCATCAGTCGGCGCTTTACTTCAAACGCAATGTGCTGACCGGATGTTATACCCCTCACCCATTACTCTCACGTCAGGCCTTCTCTGCTTTTGCGCTGGACTGGTTTGTCTTCGGCAATGCCTACCTTGAACGTCGCTCTAACCTCCTGGGCGCACCGCTCAAACTCCAGCATGTTCCGGCCCTGAACACGCGGCGGGGGAGTGACCTTGATACTTACTGGTTTATCCGGCAGTGGAAAGATGAATACGAGTTTAAGACGGGGCAGATCTGCCACATCATGAACCCGGATATTCATCAGGAAATCTATGGTATGCCTGAATACATGGGGGCGCTGTTGTCCGCCAGCCTGTCCCATTCTGCCGACAGGTTCCGCAAACTCTACTATGACAACGGCTCTCACGCCGGATGTATTCTCTATGTCGGTTCGGAGAAGGTGGATCAGAAAAGCATAAAGGTGGTGCAGAAGACGCTGTCGCAGGCCAGAGGTAAAGGCTCCTTCAAAAACGTGCTGATCCACGCACCGGGCGGCGGCAAAGACGGCGTGCAACTGTTGCCGTTCAGCCAGATATCGGCAAAGGATGAGTTTCTTAACATCAAATCAGCAACGCGCAACGATTTACGCGACGCCCATCGCATCCCGCCGCAGCTGATGGGCGCAATGCCGGAAGGCAACGGCTCGCTAGGTGATGTTGAGAAGGCCGCGCGCGTCTTCGCCATTAACGAAATGTTGCCCGTGATGGAAGCCATGAAGGGCGTCAATGACTGGCTCGGTCAGGAAGTGATCCGCTTCAATCCCTACGCTCTGCTCAAAGACGAGTGACCCGCCCCACCCGCCGCATATCCTGCGGCAGCTCTCTTTCAGTAATTTTCATTAACCGCATGACAGACCATCACCTGAACACCGTTCGGCATGAGATTTAACACACCTCACTGAGAGCGCATGAGCGCCACTCTGGCAGGCGCAAACTGCAATCGACCCCGCGCACACCCGGAAGCGAAACAGGGCCCGCAGAAGGCATGAAAGGCCGCACCATGGCATTTAAAGGCATCCCCTCCCTACCCCCTTTCGCGTGGGCTGTTCCCCCGTCACCTGCGCGCAACAAACATGTTTTTTTGTGCACTTGCAGATCCTCTGCAAACCATTGCATGCTCTGTGCTTCCACACAACAAAAGCGATGAAAATTTTTGTGCAAATTTGTGCAGAATTGTGCAAATCTTATAGCTAGTATTTGGATGAATGTTAGTGTCTAACTTTTTGCGTAGGAGTATTTGAAATGGAACTTAAAAGATATGTTATACATAATCTCTATGGATATAAAAACATTGAACTTATTTTCAATAAGAAAAAAACAATCATAATCGCTGAAAATGGAGCAGGTAAAACAACATTAATTAATTCGCTAAATTCGGTATTAAGAGGTGACATTGACGAACTTAGAAAACTGAAATGTGACTTCATTGAGATTGAGTTCAAAGAGAAAAAGTACAAGATAAATATATCTGAATTAAATTATTCTGATTTCCTTGCCTCAGCACCACTACCTTCACAATTTAGAAAAATAATTTCCATACTTACACAAGCACAACTTGATGATTTACTTCATGATATCAGAAGCAAACCAATCAGGGAGCTTAGAAATAAGTCATGGTATAGGAATGCATTCCAACACACAAGCTTAGGGCATTCTGAATTAGACAATGTACTTACATCCGTAAGAAGACTGTTAAATAATTTTTATTCACACCAGCTGAATATTTTTGAAAAAAATCCGATTGTAGATTCGGAGTCAAAAAATAAGTCAACTTTAAATCTCGAAGAAATAAAAAACAGGATGAGTGGATATGACATTATTTATCTACCAACTTACAGGCGTATTGAAAAAGCCACTTTACGTGATAAATTCAATATAGAGGCAGACGAGCGGATGGCTTTCCGTGACGGAGAAATTGTTAAGGTTAGAAACTATAATAATAATGGAAGCAATATTGAATTTGGTTTGTATGATGTAGAGTCTAAATTAAAAGATATTAGTGAAGCAATTGAAAGAAGATCAAGCCTTGGGTATAGAAGCTTAAGTGCTAATATCATTGAAGATATGATGACTGGTAAAATTGGTGACACGTCATCCCAATATAACCTCCCTGCGATTGATGAACTCTCTCGATTTTTAGGTCGTGTCGTTAGCAAAGATAAGCAGGATAATGAGAAGATAATCGAAGAAGTAACTAGGGTCATGAATAATGAGCGAGCTTTAACCTCTAACGGTAACTTAAGCTATTTTCTATCAAAACTTAAACCAGTAATTGATTCCACTAAGGAATTAGAGGAGAAAATTGAAAGTTTCGTCCTCATGTGTAATAAGTACTTACAGTTATCTGATGATTCCAAATTCTTGGATTATGATGTTGAATCATTACAGGTTATTGTTAAAGATCTTTATACTAATAGTCCTATAGGTCTTGAAGACCTTTCCTCCGGGGAAAAGCAAATAATATCATTGATGGCTCATATTTATCTTGACGACACAAAGAAAAAGATAATTTTGATAGATGAGCCAGAGCTATCTTTATCTATTGAATGGCAGGAGCATGTGCTTGTTGATATTGTTAACAGCCCTAGCGTTGTCCAACTGCTAGCCATAACACACTCCCCCTTTGTTTTTAATAATGAATTAAAAAAAGAGGTAAAAGCACTAAACATTACTAAACAACCAAAAGGCTGATTTTGATGAGTATATCACGCCTTGAGATGATGTTAGCTTCCACTAAGCAACCATGTGTGCTTAGGTTAAAACTAATTCGCGACAAACAAGATGGAAAACCATTGTTTGTTTTTGAGGGTCAAGATGATTATGATTTTTATTTTCACATAATGAACCTTTGTGGCTTTGATAGAGATTTTTCTCATATAAATGGCTCAGGTAAGGATCAATCTGTTGCCCTTTACGAAGAGCTATCTGAAGAAAACCACAGTTGTTTAAAAGAGACTTATTTCTTTGTAGACCAAGATTATTCACTATTTTGCTATAGTAATAAAAATATATTCACACTGCCTTTCTATGCTATTGAAAGTCCTTTATCCGACAGGCGAATTATTAAACACTTTTTGGTTTCCACATTTAAACTCGATGAAAGCAACAGAAGATTGATTGAACAATTAATGGCATTTTATGACAAAGCCAAGAATAGTTTCTATGACGGAATGAAAAACATATCAATACAATTATATTTATCGAGAGCCCTTGGTTTAGGAATTGAATTCCCAACAAACGAGGAGATTTTTGAGACTATCAGTAAAGATAATGTTACCTTCAAAATAAATGAAATTCCTTCGATAGTAAAACATTTAGAGGAAAGTACAGATGAAATTGGGGTTTTCTATGACGTCATATCAAACTTACCTGATGAACAATTGATAAGAGGTAAATATGTATATTACTTTATCTGCGAATGGCTGATTAAAATAAAAAAATATATCCATAGTAGAATAGACAGCGCAATAGCATTAGACAATTCCACAGCAAACCCACTTTCAAGAATAGAGAAGGTTCAATACAATCATCAAGATTTTTCATTTTCTAAATTAGCACCTTCATGTAAAAAAGTTAAAGAGCTTCAACCTTTTCTGAATTCAATATAGCCCCTCCCCCCTTACATATATATGAAAGGGGGATTTTATTCATTTTAGCTTTTCTTTTGATTTCATGCTTTCATCCTGACGTAATGTGAAGGCCAGCTTCATATAGCTCTCAGCTCTAGCTTTTTCAAATTCATTACATTCTGATGCAGTAATTGCATTAGCTAGCGCTTCATACTCATCAGCGGGTGACATTTTGCGCTTCAATTTGTGGTTTATTAAATGTTGATGGAGTCGTTTTCTTTGATAACGTGTAATTTGATCAATTTCGTATTGTTCGGCTTCGTCTTCATGAGGAGATCTAACTCTTAAATTTGTACATTTTTCATACTCAGTACAGTTATTGACACGAGTCCAAGAGGGCGCGGACGCGCCCTTAAGGTCAAAACCCGGATCGGCGCGGTCTGAAGACTTAGGCTTCATCTTCACAATGCGATAAGAATGGAGGCGCGTTTCTACGGGCGGAATGCTGAATGCTGGCATAACCAGCCCCTTGATAGCTTTCTGATACTCGCCATAACTGCTTGGCTCGTTTTTATATTGGTACCAGGCGCGCAGCACCAACTTGGAACGGGAAACAAAAGGGCCACCCTGTAAGGTGATGTAACCCTGCCAATCTCCTGCGTGAGCCGCGCGGTGCAACTCACCAAAAACAGGACTAACCCTGTCGGCTAAATCCTGATTTTTCAGTCGGCGAAGTTCACGCCAGACTGACACCGGCGCGCCCCCTAAAACTGGAATTGACGTATACCCCAGCATGACGCCCAGGCCGTTGCGTGCTTCGCGGTTTCCTTTAGCTGGCGTCCACTTTCGTGATCGCTCTCGCCGTCTAGGGCGTAACCATCAATATTTTTTGAGATGTATTTGACGACATAACCAGTAGCGCTACCCAGGGCCGGATCTATCGGCTTTAATTCAAAGCGAGGCTGCTTACCAGCCTTACCTTTCAACTCATCCTCGTCTTCACGCGTTGCGTAGTCTTCCATCACTTCTTGCAACACTACTGTATGCTCTGGGGCCGTAAACAGCAGGCCGTGCCAGTGCGGAGTGCCGTCATGATGGGATTCAGCAACGCGAAGACCAAAGACAGGAATTTCACGGCGTGCGAGTTCAGCGCGAATCTGTTGCCATATACGATTTAAATAACGCTGTGTCCGGCGCGGGCTTGCCCCGTTCCATTTGTGATTGCGATGTCCGAAGGCTGTGTAAGCATGGTATTTAGACGGCGCAGTAAGAGTGAAGAAACTCCCGGCATATCCGCTTTCCGTTGCCACCTTCTCAAAGCCACCTATACGCGTCATCAATTCAACACGGCGTTTTTCTGGGTTTGAGACGCTTTTATCAATCTGCTCTATCAGCGACATGCGCTCCCCCGTAACCTGATCTTCAAGCTCCAGGCGGCTCATGATTGCCCTGCTGCGTTTGCGGCGCGCATCCCACTGTGTAACGTGGTTTTTACTGCAATATGGGGAAACGTCGCGGCGCACATCACCAAACGCAATATGCAGATGCTCACGCCAGCGGCGCGCGTACTTTCGCAGCAGGCGCGACCAAAAACGATCATCAAGCATTTTTCGAATCGACGCTGCCATTTCATCAAGTGGCATTTTGCGCCGTGAAGCCCAAAGCGCGATTAGCCCGAAGTAAGCAACCAGCCTTGAGCCTTCGCGCAGCATTCGTTTGCTGTACTCCGCAGGGCTAAGTACAGCACAGGTTTCACTCACTTCAGCTAAAGCAGCATTTGCATAAATAGCGATATCCTGAGCAAGTAAATCAATATCTTCGTCCGTGCTGTCAGCCAACTGATTGAACCGGCGCGTTAACTCACGAAGGTTTTCAACCGTATGAAACAGCGGGTTTAATTCGGAAGAAATGATCCAGTCACTGCCAAAAGGCACGGCGTATTGCTCTGTAACTGTTCGTACGTGGGGAAGGTCACGCGCCACGATATGGCGAAGGGTTAACTTTGCGATGTGACGCCCTTTGTCAGCGTGTACGGCATTTATGCGGGAGGAAACGCGACGGCGGATAAATGTAGGTAGTGGCTTGAGGGTATCTTCAACCCACGCGAAAAACTCCTGCTCTTGACCCAATTCATATAGATCAACAGCGGGAGTCTTATCGACAGCAATGGCCTGTTTGGGTTCATTCCACGGATAGGCGTACCGGGCAGACTCGCTAAAGCTACCCGGTTTATCCGTAGTCATTGAGTGAACACGACGTGCCTGAGTCACCGGCTCACCCTAGATTGTCACTGTGCCACCGGGCCTTACTTCCCGCGCGTCACGTTCGGAATAACTGATTATCTCGGTGTTGCTGTAACCACCCTCGCTAAGAACCTCAACGCGCGTGATCCACAATTTACGGTATGGTCGAACATCCAGAACCTTTGTTACTACCGCCTCAACTGTGTTCATCAGAACACATCCTGATCGTCAAAAGCACCAGAAGCAACCATTTCTGAATAAGTCGCATCGCCCATCACCGCCCCACAATCAGGACAGCCACCGCCCACGCCCCCACAGCAATCACAGACACGCAGCGTGCCAATCACCTCGCCAGCCAGATTCCGCGTTTTAGCCCCAACTGAGCGCCGAACTTCAAAAGGTTTAAGGATGAACGGGTAATAAATTTGGCGTGTGTCCTCGGTGTCACTACCTGAAAAAACGGACACACAACCTTCATTGTTATGGGCGGTGATTAATGCCCCAACCAGGTCACGGTGATCAGTCGCCGTGAAGGGCTTTCCATAAGCAGTGAAATCAGCCGTTGCGCTGGCTGGGAGGTAAGGCGGATCACAGTAAATTACTGTGTTCTCAAATACACGGCTTGCAACGGGAATGGTGTAGCGGAAATCTGCACAAAGAAACTGAGCGCCTTTCTCATATGCCCTTTTAGCAAAGTGCTGAATCTCCGCCACAGGGAAAATTGGTTTGCGGCGATGTCCGAATGGTACATTGAATTCATTCTTTGCATTTACACGATACAAACCGTTATAACAGTGACGATTCAGATAAAGGAATAAAGCGGCGAATCTTATAAACTCTTCAAGATAATACAGCCTGTTATCGCGCTCTTTATTAACAGTGCAAGAACGAAAATCACGATTGAACACATTAAATTCATTTCGATACTGATAATATGATTCTTTATTATCTCCGTCTTCAAAAAGTTCAGCGGCGGCATTCAACAAACCTTCAGTGTTACTTTTCAGAATCGAATAAAAATTAATAAGCGCGGCATTGCTATCGCACAGAATATAAGTCTTATAGTCAGTATTCAGGAAAACACTACCACTGCCCACGAAAGGCTCAACTAGGCAATCACCGTGGGGCAAAGCATCAAGCACATACGACATAGCACGAGACTTGCCGCCCGCCCAGATAAGAGGGGAGTTAACCATTTTTACGCTCCTTGTTTACTGCGACCTGTTCTCTGTTTGCGATCCAATCTTCCAGGCTGCGGTAAATTTCATTAGTGGAAAGCTTTTCTTTCTTCATAAGGTTTAATTTGATACGCAACAACCCAAGCAGGTGCGCGCGGTCATTTGTTTGAATTGTGATGTTCAATCCCTGAAAAAAAATATAAAACGAAGCCCCGGCAAAAATGCCGTATATAAATCAGTTCATAGTGCCATTATTAAATCAGCGCGCGCCGCTATTCCAGTACGCTTCTAATTCTGCGGTGAATAATTCGCAAATTGAGCCACCTGGAAGAATTGAAAATTTAATGCCTGTTTCTTTACAACGCACCTCAAAACCATTTCGCGCAATATCGGAAAGAGCCATACCCAGAACAACATTACGCGATCTGCTGTATTGATGATCGGGGCCGTAACCGCCACGCGATAAAGTGCGCGCACCATCTTGCCTGTTAGCATTCAAATGGTTTCGCGCTTCCATAACTGCTGCTGTTGAAGTTGTCATTAATGCCCCCGATGTAGCTGATCGATAGTCTGTCGAGCCTGAGACAATCCGAAGTCCAGCCCCAGATAATTACCATCTTTGGTGATTTGGTAACGCTGGCGCGAATACGGTTTTTTGCGTGGCAGCTTCAGGATTGTGAAGCCGCGATAGATTGCTGTTTTGCTGTTGAGTTGAACAAGCATGCGCCCTGCCCCACTGAATAATTGAACTGTTAGCTATTGGCTATTGCATCTTTGATGCATGGCGATCATATTTACCTCCACCTTACCCCCCCGCCAGCTCTTTAGGTCTGACAATTATTCTTCCGTCACGAACCATTAATCGGCATGTTTCGAATGGAATCCCGGTTATTCTGGAATACTCCTTCAGAGATATATAAGGAGCTGCAACATTCATATTGATGGTTACGCCCGTCATTTTTCCCTCGTTTTAAGATGTTAATTACCAGAATGCTGTTGCGGTTCAGATTTCATGGATTCAAGCCCGCGCAAAAAGACAATGCGGACCATATTAGATGCTGAACGACACTCAGCCTCTGCCATGGCCTCGATTTCTGAACGTTCATCGGGGGATAAACGCAGCGGCAAAGAACCGCCAGCTACGCTGTTTTTGGGCGTACGTGCCCGCTGTGTGTTTTGTACTTGTGTCATAGTGGTATATTGTGATCTGCTAAGTATCTGTGATTTACATTCTGGTACTCAAACGAGTACCTGCCAAGGATTATTGAATGCAAACGAGTGCAGGAGAACGTCTCAAAGAAGAGCGCGTACGCTTGGGACTGAGTCAGGCTGCGCTTGGCGAGATAGGTGGTGTTAGAAAACAAGCTCAGCTCAATTATGAAAAAGGAGAGCGAAATCCTGATTCCACATACCTTTCTGCGATAGCAAAATTTGGTGCGGATATCCAGTACATCGTTACAGGGATAAGGTCTGCGGAGAGCCTTTCTCCAGATGAGAAGGAGTTTATTAATCTATTTAGACAAGCTCCGCTTGCGGTCAAAGCAGCGGCGCTAGCAGCGTTAAACGCAGGCAATGCCGCTTCAGATTCAATAACGGTGTCTGGTAGTGGTAACCGAGTGGCTGGCAGGGATTACAACGAAAACAATAAATAGGGAAGTAGTATGGAAGTGAATTCCTCAGGAGATCAAAACCGGACAGCTGGACGCGACTTCACAGAAAACCGCGTTCAAATTGATAAATTTGATGGTCGTCACACCATCAACATCGCGATCCCATCAGATACTCATGACGAGCGGCCGCTCGTCAAGGCGCAAAGAAAAGAACTGAATGCGCTTGTCGCGGCAGTCTCTGAGACCTCTAATTCTGAAGCATATGAAGTCTGGCAAAAAGTACATGCTGAGATTGGTGTTTCAAGTATCGAAGAGATGACAGTTAATCAATACCAGACTGCTGTTAGCTACCTGCAAGCAATGGCTGATCGTGGTAAAGACAAAGATGCGAGCAAGGCTCTTGTTAGTTTATTGCTGCGCAACAGCACAGATAACGATTTGCGCCAAAAGTTAATCCGTTTCTGTCACGTGAATTTCGGTACCGGCAGACTGAATGATCTTACCCGGCCACAACTCCAAATGGCTCTTTCCTGGCTCGATCAACAAACTCAAGCGGCATCGCAATTTACTGATGAGCTAACCACATCTTAATTTTCTACACATGCATAGAGGTCTTGATATGAGTGAGCACTCTCGTTTCCATTACTTCAGTAACAGGGATAAAGCTTTCACTAATCTCATCAGTATCCTTGATGGAATACTTAGTGATGGCGAAGTGACCCAAAAAGAAATGCTTTATCTCGATACCTGGCTACTTGAATCACAGGAAATAAGTGATAACTATTGCGTTAAAGCCATACGGCATCGCATAGCTGATGTTCTCTCTGACGGTGTCATCGATCCGACAGAAATGAAATTCCTCAAAGCAGACCTCATTAAAATACAGAAAGACTTAATCGACCTCCCTTATCTTCAACTCGACTCCATTGAATCAGACAGGCACTTGCTTGAAGGGTTATGCAAGGGGATCTTGGCTGATGCTCAGCTTAATGACGACGAAATCAAATATCTTCGATGGTTTTTATCAGTCAATGGAGCGCTCAAAAACAACTACCCCGGCAAGGAGCTCTATACCCTCGTAGAAGATATCCTTCGTGACGGTGAGATCACCGAAGATGAAAGAGCTCAACTTCGCCAGGCCCTTATCTCATTTACTGGATGCGATCTGGAATCAGGAATTGTGGATGGCCTATCGACTCAGCTCCCCATAGATACGATTGAATCTTTAAATCTTGCCGGAGCTAACGTTTGTCTGACGGGAGCATTTCTGCATGGTAAGCGCTCCGTTTGTGCTGAGGAGATCCGGAGTCATGGAGCTAATGTGATTGACAATATCACTCAAAAATTGGATTTCCTGATTGTAGGCACTCTGAGTTCAAAAGACTGGAGATACAAAGCGCACGGTCGGAAAATTGAAAAGGCGGTGTCTTACAGGGATGAGAAAGGTATTCCGTTGAAGATAATCAGCGAGGAGCAATGGAAGAGCTTTTATAAATGACCGTACGTAAACTTCCCTCTGGCAAATGGCTGTTGCAATGCTTCCCATACGGACGTGATGGGAAACGCATACGTAAGCAATTTGCTACCAAAGGCGAGGCGCTCTCCTATGAGCGCCGTTTAATGAATAACTCTTTAAACCAGCCTGTAAATGACAATGCTGTGACTCTTTCGGCATTTGTTGAACGCTGGTACGAAATGCATGGCAAAACGCTCTCTTCTGGCAATGAGCGAAAAGTGAAGCTATTGGCTATTTGTGAGCGCCTCGGTGACCCTCTCGCCTCCCACTTCGATAAAAATACGTTTGCTGTATACCGCGAACGGCGCTTAAGCGGGGAGTGGAATCAGAAAGGCAAGAAGAAGTTAAGTGAAGCGACAGTAAACCGCGAGCAGTCATACCTGCATGCTGTATTCTCGGAGATGAAACGGCTGGGTGAGTGGGAAGGAGATAACCCGCTTTCAGGTATCAGGCAGTTTAAGGAAGGAGATCAGGAGCTGGCTTTTCTTTACGAGGAGGAGATTGATCGGCTACTTGAAGCTTGTGACCAGTCAGCAAACAAAGATTTGGGAATTATCGTGCGTATTTGCCTGGCCACAGGTGCACGCTGGAGTGAAGCGCAGGATTTAAAACAATCTCAAATTCTTCCCGGACGTCTGACCTTTACGCAGACCAAAAGCAAAAAGAACCGAACAGTCCCCATTTCGCCGCAGTTACAAGAAATGCTTCCCAAAAAACGCGGTTCACTCTTCTCCCCGGCATATGAGGCATTCAAATCAGCACTTACACGGGCCGGAATAGAGCTGCCTAAAGGTCAGCGCACCCATGTGCTCAGACATACCTTTGCCAGCCACTTTATGATGCGTGGAGGAAACATTCTTGTATTACAGCAAATTCTCGGGCACAGCACGATCATGATGACGATGAGATACGCTCACTTCGCTCCAAATCATCTTGATGCAGCCGTGGCACTCAACCCCTTTGATAATCGGGCAGAGAAAAATAAAAGGTGTGCTGCCATGCTGCTGCCATTTTGCTGCCATTGCCTCAAATTGGAGACATAA